CCGCTGGCTGGCGCCGGCACCGACAACTGACATCCGAGGATCCAGAATGCAGACCGTCACCCTCAAACCGGCCGTCATCGACGGCGAACCGCTCAAGGTGCGCAAGCCCCAGGGCGGCTATCTCGCCGCGCAGGGCGAGCCCATCGTGCTGACTACCTACTGGCGCCGTCGTCGCGACGACGGCGACGTGGTTGCAGTTGACGAGACGCAGCCTGGCGCAGCCGCGCCGGCCGATCCCAATCCGGCCGACACCCCGGTCACGCCCGCCAAGTCCGCCTCGGCCAAGGGCGCCAAAGCGGGCACCGAGTAACGATCCAAGGAGCCGCCATGCCGGACAACATCATTTTCAATACCATCCCGACTGACATCCGTACGCCGGGCCAGTACGTCGAGATCGACAATTCCAAGGCGTTGCGTGGGCTGCCGTCGCTCAACCGCCGCATCCTGGTGGTGGGAAACAAACTGCCGACCGGCACGGCGGCCCCGCTGACCCTGTACCGTGTGAACAGCGGTGACGAGGGCGCCACGCTGTTCGGCCGCGGCAGCGTGCTGCACGAAATGCTGCGCCTGGCGCGCACGGCCAACAAGACGAGCGACATCTGGGCGCTAAGTGTCGAAGACCTCGCGGCCGGTGTCGCCGCTACCAAGATCATCACCGTCACCGGCCCCGCTGCCGCCGCCGGCACGATCGCCCTCTACATCAACGGTCAGAAGCTCTCGATCGGTGTGGCGGCGGGCGACACGGCATCGGTTGTCGCCACGGCGATCGTCGCAGTCGTCGACGGCTACCTGAACGGCCCGGTCAAGGCAACCGCAGTCGCCGGCGTGGTGACGCTGACGGCACGTCATAAGGGTGCCTTCACCCAGGGTATCGGCGTGTTGGTCAACTTCTACGACGACGAGTCCCTGCCGGCTGGCCTGACTCTGGAGATCGCCAACGGCGTGGCCGGTGCCGGCAATCCGGACGTGGCCGACGTGGTGGCAGCGATCTCCGACGAGTGGTTCTACACCATCATTTCGCCCTGGAGCGATTCCGCGAACATGGCGATCATCGAGGCCGAGCTCGACAGCCGGTTTGGTGGAATGGACATGCGCACCGGCCACCTATTCACCGGCGTGGCTGGCACGCACGCCCAGCTCACCACCTACGGCTCGGCACGCAACAACGAGCACAGCTCGTTCATCGGCGTGAAGAACCCGCCCCAGGCGCCGTATCTGTGGGCGGCTGTACACGGCGCAGTGGTTGAGTTCAACGGCGCCATCGACCCGGCACGTCCCTTCCAGACGCTCGATCTGCCGGGCCTGTTGCCGCCCAGCCCGAAGGACCGCTTTCGTCGTGAAGAGCGCAACCTGCTGCTGCACGATGGCTGCAGCACGTTCACCGTTTCCCAGGACGGCATCGTGCAGATTGAGCGCGTGGTAACCACATACCAGACCAACGCCTGGGGGATCGAGGACGTTTCCTACCTGGACGTGGAGACCGTGTGGACGGCGGACTACATGCGCTATGCCTTCCGCACGGCCGTGGCCACGAACTTCCCGCGGCACAAGCTCGCCGACGACGGTACCGACTTCGACCCGGCCCAGCCGATCGCGACACCGTCGATGATCGCGGGCGTCCTGATCGCCACCGCCAAGTCCCTGGAGAAGGCGGGCCTCTTGGAGAACTTCGCGGACTTCAAGAAGAACCTCATCGTCCAGCGCAGCATGGTCGACCGCAACCGTGTCAACGCCGTCATCCCGCCTGATCTGGTGAACCAGTTCCGGGTGTTCGCCGGCAGCATCCAGTTCATCCTGTAAGGAATCGAGAACATGCCTCAAGTTACTGGTCGAGTTTTCATCAGCGTGGGCGGGCGCCGTCTGCGCAGCAAGCCTGGCGCCACACTCGATATCGGCGGCGTCTCCCGCGCACCCGTCACGAGCGACAGCGGCGTCGATGGCTATACCGAATCGACCGCTGCACCGGCGGTCAACTGCACCATCAGCCATATGTCCGGTGTGAGCCTGGCCGACCTGGCCTCGATCCGCGACGAGACCATGCGGTTCCAGACCGACACTGGCATCGGCTACACGATCCGCGGCGCCTGGTGCGCATCGCCGCCCGTGCTGGGCGGTGGCGGTGAAGTCACGCTCGCCTTCAACGGCGTCGAGTGCATCGAGGGCTAGGCCCGCTTTTGTAAACCCGTTTCAAGGAAGACCATGAAAACCCCTCTGACCGTTATCAAGAAGCTGCCCACGCCGTGGATCTTGGGCGGCAAGCCCGTCACCGAGATCGAAGTTCGTGAACCGGATCTGGGCGACTCGCTCGAGGCCGAGAAGGACGCCAACCCGGCCCTGCAGCCTACCGCTTTCCAGGTCGCCCTGGCCTGCCAGGTGCTGGTGCGTGCGGGTGATGACACCGGCCCCTTCGTGCCGGCACAGTTCAAGGGCCTGAAGGGCAAACAGTGGGCGGTTTTCCGCGAGGCCATGCAGGAGGCTGAAAAGCTGGGGGAAGACTGACGCGCGGCCGCGAGGGCGCGCTCCTGCAGATCATGCTTCTGGCATCCCGGCTCGGCTGGAGCCGGGCCGAGATCCTGGCGCTTCCCCTGGCGGAAGCGCAATTTTATGTAGATCAACTGACTAAGAAGAGGCCTGGGTAATGAGCGAATTCGTCGTTGGCGCGCGCATCGACGGCAGTGCCGCAGGCCTTGCCAAGGCGGCGCTGGAAGCCAAGAAGGCCCTCGACAGCATGGCCGTCGCAGGTGCCAAGGACCTGACCGCGATCGGCTCGGCTGCCAAAGGCACGGAGACCTCGCTCGTGGCCATGTCCACGCGCTCCCAGCGCGAGTTTGCCCGCATGGCCCAGGCACGGGAGACGCTCGGTATTCGCTCTGAACACCGAATCCAGCAGGAAATACTGCGCACGCAGGCTGCATACCAGCGCCTGGCCAACAGCGGCTCCATGAGCTGGCGCGAGCAGCGGCGCGCGGCGGAACAGATGCGTCAGACCGTCGGCCGGTTGAATGCTGAAATGGGGGTTTACAGCACGCGGCAGAGACTGGTTGGGGGCATGCAGCGTACAGGCCTTGCCGCTGCCGGTATTGCGGCCGGCATTGCGGTGGTTGCGCCGAAGGTGAATCGGGCGTTCGCTTACGACGAGCAGCTCGCCCACATGACCAACACTGCATATGGAGATCCTTCGCTCAGTGCTGCTGAGGACCGCGCTCGACGTATCGCTGGACGGACCGAAATGGACAAGGCGATCCGCGAGGCAATCAAGTATGGCGGCGGAACTCGAGATGAGGCTGCTGCAACGCTGAACTCCCTGTTGTCATCTGGAAAGTTCGACCCGAAAGATTCGCTCACGATATTCAGGGAAGCGCAACGTGCAGCCACAGCCAACCAGGCGTCGGGGGATGATTTCGCTCAGATCGCATTCGCCGCCAAGGCGAGCATGGGGATAGCTCCTGATGATATGAAGCGACTCTTCGGTGCCGCGACATATGCGGGACAAAGCGGTGCGTTCGAGATTCGTGACATGGCCAAAGCGCTTCCGGGACAGTTCGCATCGGCTTCAAAAGTTGGGTTGACGGGTATGGCAGGTGCCGCAAAGCTCGCTGCGCTAAACCAGGCGTCTCGACTGACAGCAGGTACCTCCGACCAGGCAGCGACCAACACCCAGAATCTGCTGGCCAAACTGGGCGCAGAGGACACTCGAAACAACTTCAGCAAGCTGGGAATCAACTACGACAAGCGGTTGGCCGAGGGGCGCATGAAGGGCCTCGACGCACTTGATGTAACCGCGAATCTCATTGAAGAGCAGCTGAAGAAGAACAAGAACTATCAGTCGGCACTCTCGGCATATCGGAAGGCGCCGGAGGGCAGTGAACGGCAGGAAGCGCTCGGGTCCGTGATGCAGATCGCCCAGGGCAGCGTAATCTCAAAACTCTTCCCCGATCAGCAGGCAACAATGGCCCTGGTTGGCTTTCTGGCTGATCGTGAAAACGTCAACAAGATTGCGAAAGACTCGTTGCTCTACGGAAACGATGCCGTCGATCGCAATATGTGGGCAGTTGAGGATTCGCCTAACTACAAGCTCAATCAGGCTAAACAAACGTCGGAGTTTCTGAATTACGACACGATGATCAAGCTGGGGCCTGCCGTTTCTGCAGCGGCGGACACCTTCACGGACCTGACATCGAAGTATCCAGAGCTGTCCAAGGCCATTTATGGCGCGACGACGGCTCTGCAAGGCTTGGCAGTCGCCGCTGGCGTCTTCGGTCTGGGCGGCGCGGCATTCGGCATCGGAAAAATGGCCGGTGCAGCTGGCGCAGCCAAGGCTGCAGGCGCAGCAGCAGCTGCTGCTGCCACTCCCGCTGTAGCTACTGGTGCCGCAGCTGCCGGCGGGGGAATTGCGACCGCTGGTGCGCTGTCTGGTGGCCTGCTCGTTGCCGCACCGCTGGTGGGCGCGTATGCGTATGACCAGATGACCAACACCGAGGGTGGCCTGCGTGCGCGCATTGCTGACCGAGAGGCGCGGATCAAGGAATTCGACGAAATGATCGCGCTCAAGCGCGAGGCGGGCGACACGCCGTTGTCGATCGGCCGCGTGCAAGCCGAACGTGATGCCGTGGCCGCCTCGCGCGATGATATGACCCGCCGGCTGCAGGAGCTGCTGGCCAACACCAAGATTGGTGGCGAGGTGAACGTGAATATCACCGCGGCCCCTGGCATTCAAGCAAATGCAGACCTGCAGCCCAACGACGGAACACGTATGACGGGCAACGTCGGGCGCACCAATGTGAATACGGATTGATATGGGCTGGCGTGAAGAACAGCGCAGGGTCGCGCATTCTGATGGAATGGGTGTGGGGGCAACCTTTCGGGGTGTCCCATTTCATACGACCGATTCGGATACGGGTGTCGGGCGCCGCAACGAGGTGCACGAATATCCCCTGCGGGATCTTCCTTATGCCGATGACTTGGGCCGGCGCGCGCGCGAGTTTCAGGTCAACGGCTACGTGGTGGGAGAGAACTACCTGCAGGAACGGGATGCACTCATTGAAGCGCTCGAGGCGTATGGGCCAGGCGAGCTGATACACCCCAAGTACGGCATGCTCAACGTGGTTGTCGTCGGCCGAGTCAGCATTCGGGAGTCTCATTCTGAGGGGGGCATCGCTCGGTTCGCCATTACTTTTTCCGAGGCCGGCGAGAACACTTTTCCCCAGGCGGCCACCAGCACCCAGGACGGGGTCCATGATGCGGCCGACGCTCTGGGGTCGGCCTCCGTAGATCGCTTTGCCTCGCTGGTTGATGTTGCCGGCGCTGCAGCCCTGGCCGCTGACCTGGTCAGCCGCGTGAATTCCAGCTTGGATTCCCTTCAACGCCTGGTTGGTCTGAACGGCCTGGTCGACCTCGCCGGCGACATCGTGCGCGGCGTCTCGTCCATCGCTGACCGCCTGTCCACGTTGATCCGCACCCCCGAGACGCTTGCCTTGAAACTGCAGTCGCTATACCAACAGCTTGGCCTGGCCATCAAGCGCCCGAAATCGGCAATAGCCGACCTGCGCGCGGAATATGGCTCCAATGACCCCGCACCTTGGACAGCGCCGGTCAAATCCGTCTCCCCGCCCCAGGGCGCCACCACAGCCCGCCGAGTAGTGAACGCGGCCGCGGTGGAGGAGTTCACCCGCAGCCAGGTGATCGCGACACAGGCCCGCATTCTGACCGACGCCATTGAAGCGAAGGAAGTGACGACGGCCCAGGACGCGCGCGACCAGGCCGACGTGGTGCTAGAGGAGATCGATCACGAGCTCGAGGCCTACGATCCGCCGGCGCAGATGGCGGCCGCGCTCATTGCGCTTCGCGTCGCTATCGTTCGGGACGTGGCCGAGCAAGCCGACCGCCTGCAGCAGCGTGCGACCTATACCACCCAGGCCATGTTGCCGGCGCTGCTGATCGCCCAACGTGTGTATCAGGACGGCTCGCGTGCGGGCGAGCTTGTTACCCGCAACCAGGTGCGCAACCCGCTCTTCGTGCCGGCGGGCCAGTTGGAGGTGCTGCGCTGATGGCTCCGGTCAACGAAAACCTGATCACGCTTGTGGTGGGCGGCCAGGCCTATGGTGGCTGGAAGAGCCTGGAAGTGGAGCGCGGCATCGAACAGCTTGCGGGGGAGTTCGAGCTCACGCTGACGCACCGCTGGCCGGGCGAAGACGCCCCGATCGGCCTGCGCGAGGGCCTGCCGTGCGAGGTGAAGTTTGGCCAAGACCTGCTTATCACCGGCTACATCGACACGATCGATATTGAACTGACCGATACTTCCTGCAGGCTCAGCGTCAGCGGGCGGGACAAGACGGGCGACCTGGTGGACAGCTCGGCCATCCACGGCAGCGGTCAGTGGAAGAAGGTGCGGCTGGAGCAGATCGTGCGCGACATCTGCAAGCCGTTCGGCATCGAGGTGCTGGTGCAAACGGACACGGGTGACGCGATCGACAGCTTCTCCCTGGATGACGGCGAGAAGGCGTTCGATGCGATCGACCGTGCCGCTCGGGCCAAGGCGATCCTGGTGACCAGCTCGCCGACCGGCCAATTGGTGCTGACCCGCGCCAGCGAGACGCTGATCGAAACCAAACTGGTCGAGGGCCTGAATATCCGGAGAATCAGCGCGCGGCACACCTGGGCGCGGCGCCATTCCGAGATCCGCATGAAGGCGCAGGTCGCGGGCAACGACAACCAGTTCGGCGCCACGACCGCCCATATTCAGGCCAAGGCAACGGATCCGGAGATTGACCGCTACCGGCCGCTGATCATCCATTCCGAGCAGGGCCTGAGCAACGCCGAGGCCAAGGAACGTGCGCAGTGGGAAGTCTCAACCCGGATGGGGCGCGGCAAGCGGGCTCAGATCATGGTGGTGGGCTGGCGCACGGGTCAGGATGGCCAGATCGGCGATCTGTGGCTGCCCAACACCCTAGTGAGGGTCACCAGCCCGCGTATGTTCCTGGATCTGGATCTGCTGATCACCTCCTGCCGGTACACGCTGGACGAGACCAATGCCCGGCGCACGGCGCTCACCGTCTGCCGGCCGGAGGCGTTCGATCTGGAGGGCGCGTCGCCGCGCCGCCGGCGCAAGCGTCGCAAACAACACCCTGACGATTCCCCGTGGGATCTGTCCGGAACGGGACGGCGCCAAGAATGAGCATTTCCTCAGCGCTGAATCGGATCCGGCTGGCCATCGCCCGCGCCCTGGTTGGCCAGGTCAATGACGATGGCGGCCTGCAGACCGTCCAGATCGGCATCCAGGCTGACGTCGGCCGCGACCAGGCCGAACGGTTTCAAC